CTCGTGCAGAACGCCTACGAACAGGCGCTCCGTCTCGTGCAGGCCGGCGAGCCGCTGCCTCCTGCGGTGAAAGCCATCGCCCACGAGCCGATGCGCGCGCCAGTCGTGTCCGACAGGGCCAGGGCGCGCGCTGCGATGGAACGGGCCGCCGCCGAGCTCAGTGCGGCGTTCGACGGAGGCAGCGGTGGCGAGTAAGGCGCGACAGGGGAAGCTGATGATCCCGCTGAAGCCGACACCGGCCGACTTCCGGTTGGCCGCGGTGCGCGCGCTGGAAAACCCGTGGGAGACGCCCGCCGCGTGCCAGCGCCGCCACGATCACTACATGGCCGAGGCCGATCGGCTGGAGCGGGAGAGGCGGCGTGCATAGCTCCGCGCCGCGCCCCAGCGCCTCCGAGGCCGAGCGCATCCAGGCTGCCAAGGTGGGCCCGTGCATGGCGTGCCTGACCTTGCACCTGCGCGGGGTGCTGGCGGCTGAGCACGTGGTGTACGGCTGCGACTACCAGCACTGCAAGAGCGGGAACATCCGCCGGGGGCATGCCTTCGGGTTCGCCCTGTGCGTCTGGCACCACCGGCACCAGCCGATGGGCGAACTCTCATTCCGCGAGACTGCAGCCCGCTACGGTCCAAGCCTGATGGACGGGTCCAGGTTGTTCCACGAGATCTACGGCACAGACGACGAGCTGATCGAGCAGCAGACGGTCGTCATCGAAATGAGGCAGGCAGCAGCATGACCACCAGCATCAAGACCGGCATCGGCGCACGGGTTCGCGCCGTGTTCGAGGGCAGCAGCAGCGAGCACACCGTGGCCGAGGTATGCGCCACCTTGGGCATCGAGAACGGCATCAATCGCCGCCGGGTCGCCTGGGCCATCCGCGACCTGGTGAAAGCCGGCTACGTCAGCCAGTCCGGCGAGCGCCTGCACAGCCGCTACCGGTCCACCGGGAAGGTCCGGACCGAACGCCGCCCCCTGACCCCGGACGAGCAGCGCGAGTATTCGCGCCAGGCCACGCGTCGCTACCGCACCCGGCATCCGGAGCGGGTGCATGAAGCTGAGCGCGCCCGCCGCCGGCCGGCGAAGGCTCGCCCGGCGGCGCAGCAGCCGCGTGTCGTACCCGTGGGCCTGCGGGCGGCGAACATGCCGGCACCGGCCAGTCTGGCGCCCGCGGCGCGCGCTGAAACGGTTGAGGAGTTCTTGCGGCGCGGTGGGAACGTGCAGCGGCTGACCGCGTATTGGGAGGCGGCATGAAAGCTGCTGAGGCGAAGCATCATTTCCCCACCGAGGCGGCGCTCTGCGAGGTTTTCATTCGCGACATGCACTCGGTGGAGGGTTGGACGTGTTACCCGGAGACGGCCGGCTTCGACATTCTGGCCACGCACACGACCGGTCGGCAGATCGGCGTGGAGGCCAAGCTGCAGCTCAATGCGAAGGTCGCGGACCAGATCCTGCCGAGCGACTACGCGGCGGCATATGAGCGCGAAGGGCCTGATCACCGGGTGGTAATCGTGGCCTGCATTACCGACGCCAGTGCAGGCATCGCGCGCATGTTGAAGTTGCTCGGCGTCACGGTCTGGGTGCCCCGGTATGGCGTGGACGGGCCGCACTTCGGGCTTGCCGGCGAACTGCATTGCGAGGCCGCAGCGTCCGACCTAGATCGCCGATGGAGAGATGTCGCGCTGGGCCACGTGCTCTACGACTGGAACCCGGTGCAGCGCTGCGCATTGCCCGACATGGTGCCCGACGTTCCCGCGGGCGTGCCTGCGCCTGTGCGGTGGACGCCATGGAAGGCTGGAGCGTTACGCGTGCTGGCTCTGCTGAACCTGCACGGCCGCATTACCGCCAAAGAGATCGCTGCCCAGGGGATCAGCCCAAGCATCTGGACGCAGCAGTGGCTCGCCCGCGCGCCTGAGGCTGGCTTCTGGCTGCCGACGGCGAAGACTCCCTTCCGGCTGATCGAGCAGCACCCGGCGGAGTACGCCGCCGCGATGTCGGAGGTTGCGGGGACGGAGGGTGCATGCTCCTGACCGTGACGTTGCCGTGGCCGGACCGGCTCCTCCATCCCAACGCCCGCACTCACTGGGGCCGGAAGGCGGGGGCGACGAAGGCGGCCCGCGAAATGGCGATGGCGCTCGCCTTGCAGGCCGGCTGGCGGCGCGCGCTGGTGCCGGAGGGGCGGCTGGACCTATGGGTGGACTTCTACCCGCCGGACCGCCGCCGGCGCGACGACGACGGGATGCTGGCCAGCTTCAAGGCGGCCCGCGATGGTCTGGCCCAGGCCTTGGGGATCGACGACAGCCGGTTCTACAGCCACCCGCGCCTGCTGGACGAGGTGCGCCCCGGCGGCGAGATCTGCGTGCGGATCACGGCAGCGGGGGATCGCCCATGAAACCAGGGTTCATGGGCGAGGTGGGTGGCCCACGCACGTCCATCATCGCGGGCGCTGAGCTGGCTTTCCGGCTGGCCGACGCCTACCCGGTGCGTGTCCCGGCGCCGCAGGAGCTGATGGATCGGTGGGGGATGACTAGGTCAACGGCCTACCGCTGGGTGCGAACGATGAAACAGGCCAGAGGGCTGCTGATGGAGGGACGAGGCGATGGCTGATGTGCGGGAACTGCTGGCGCGGCTCAACCCGCAGACGATCAAGTTCGACATCGGCATGGGCGGGGGAGCGCCGGCGTTGACCAACCAGGACATCGCGGCGGCGTTAGCCATGGTGCCACCCGGCCTGGGGCGGGAGGTGATGGAGGCCTGCTGGTGGCCGGACGGTGCCCTGCTCCGTCGCCGCGCACTCAGGGACGCTGTTCTGGCGGCGGTTATGCCTGAGCTGATGCGCCAAGCTGAGCGCTTGGCGGAGGCTCACCTGAACCTGCAGCTGGCAGAAGCTGCCGTCACATGGTCCCGGGGGCAAAAGACCGTGGAGCAGTCCAGGGAGATCGAGAGCTGCCGAGGTCGCCTAGTCTCAATTCGTGCGACCACCTGGCCAAAGAATACGGTCGAGCATCTTCCTTTGCTGGTCTCGGCGATCATCGCGGAGCTGGCAGGGGACGCTCGATGCCCTTCTTGCGAGGGCAGGACTACCGTAGTGGTGGGTGAGCTCGTGAAGAGCTGCGCAAACTGCGGTGGGAGTGGCATAGAGCCAAGGCCGGATCGCCGCCGGGCTCTGGCGATCCAGTGTGATCCGTCCGATTACCTCAAGAGGTGGAAGCAGGTGTACGAATGGCTGTTTACGACCATGGCCTCCAAAAGCAGCCAGGCCGCAGCGTCACTCGCCAGGGCGCTTGGACGGGACGAGGCAGCATAGTGGCTGGCCCCGTGCTAGGCCAGGTCAGATATCGAGCTGATAGGCGGTGGCGTCAGGACCGGCCCTGCGACGTCTATGTCCTATTGGCCCGCGACGGCGATGGGCCCATGTATGTGAAGGTCGGGATGAGCCGATCGCCCGAATCGCGGCTGCTGAGCATCCAGACAGGTTGCCCGATCAAGCTCGTGCGCGCGCTGGCCTTCACCTGCGGGAACGATGCAATCGCGCGCGCTGCAGAGCGCGCATTCCACCTCCACCTGGCCGAACATCGGTCCTCAGGGGAATGGTTTCGTTTCCAGTGGGGGCAGGATGCGAAGGCGATACTGCAAGACGCGATAGATCAGCTGATGGTGGACGCTCAGGCCTCTGCGTTGCGCGACATTGACCTGGGTGGCCTTCGTCGGGCTGCCGCTACGGACGCAGCTGCACGCCAGAAGGCAGTCGAAAAGGAGTTGTTCCGGCGGGCCAATAAGCAGCGAATGAGTGTGGAGTTGCGCGCTCCATATCCTGAGCCCTAATTTACTACCATCGCACGCGATCCCAGCCCCGGCCGACCAGCCGGGGCTTTTCTTTGCCCGGTCCCTCGCCAGACCAATCATCGAGTCCGCTGGACCGTGGACCGGGCGCCTAATGGAGCAATGCATGGCGGCCATCACGCCCGAACAAGCAGGTGGCCGGAACGTCGTGGCGTTCCTGGACATGCTGGCCTGGTCCGAGGGGACCGACAACGGCAAGCAGCCGACGAACGACCGGGGTTACGACGTCCTTGTCGGTGGCGGGCTGTTCCGCGGCTATGCCGACCATCCGCGCGCGCTGGTTAACCTGCCGAAGCTCAAGATCCAGTCCACCGCCGCCGGCCGGTACCAGCTGCTGCAGCGCTACTGGGACGCGTACCGGAAGACCTTGCGGCTGGCTGACTTCTCGCCGCTCAGCCAAGACTTGGTCGCCCTGCAGCAGATCCGAGAGCGCGGCGCGTTGCCCCTGGTCCAAGCCGGAAAGGTCCCGGAGGCCATCTCGAAGGTGAAGAACATCTGGGCCAGCCTGCCGGGGGCCGGCTATGGCCAGCACGAGCGCGAGCCGGAGGACCTGCTGGCTGTGTACCGGCAGAAGGGAGGGGAGACCGCATGAGCGACATGCAGGAGACCGCGCCCTGGTGGATGGCCGGCGGCTTGGCCGCCTTCTGGGTGGTCCGGGAGACGTGGGGCGCACTGCTTGCGCGCAAGAAGGAGCGGACCGAAACCGACGCCAACATCGACCTGCTCACCGGCCTTGTCGAGCGGGTGAAGAGCCTCGAAACCTCGCAGACGGCGCTGGGCGAGCGCATCGAGGTCGAAGTGAAGCTGCGGATGCAGGCTCAGGAGGAGGCGCACCGCCTCCGCCTGCGCGTGATGTCCCTTGAATCCGCCATGCGCCAAGTCGGCGCGGTCATCCCACCGGAGCCATCCCCGTGAACCGAATCCTGATCGCGGTCGTCGCCTTCGCATTGTGGTCCGCGGCTGCCTTCGGGGCCGGCTGGGCCTGGCGCGGGGACCGCGCCGAGAAGGCAGAGAGCGCCAACCGGGCCGGCCTCGCTGCAGCGGCCGTGGAACAGGTCCAGCAAACCCGGACCGTCGAGCACAACCAGGCGGCCACCCTGGCCGACATCGGAGCCAAGCATGAAGAAGATCGCCGGGCAGCCGAGGCTGTCCCTGACGCTGTGGTCGCTGACCTGCGCGCTGGCAATCTCCAGCTGCGCGACGACCTCGCCACCTGCAGCACCGCCCGCCTGTCCGAAGCTGTCGCCGGCACCGTCGAACGTGATGCGGGCGCCCAGCTCCGAGGCGAGGTTGCGGGAGCTATTGTTCGCGCCGGCCGTGACGCCGACGACCAGCTCCGTGCCTGCCAGGCCGTGGTCCTCGCAGACCGTGCCGAGGTGAGTCCGTGACCCTTGGCCTCCCGCAGTTCATCTACTTGGGCCTGACGCTGGTGGCGCTGGGTATCGAGATCGCCCGGCATGGCGAGCCGAAGAAGCCGGGCAAGCACAACGCCGTTGCGGCCCTGATCTCAGGCAGCCTGCTGGTCGGCCTGCTGTACTGGGGCGGGTTCTTCGGCTGATGGTGCCGCCCCCGCCCAGGACCGGCCTCACCGTGGGCACGGTCGCCGCAGCCGATGAGGCGATCCGGCTGCTGAAGCGCATCCGCAAGGAGCGCTGTGCCTCCGTACGCGCTGCCCTGCTGTCGGCAGTAGAGCAGTTGGTGGATGGGATGGTGTCCGCCGAGCAGCACATGAGCAGCGGCAGCTGGCCGCCCGGTGCGGACTGATGGCCCGCCTGCACACCGTGCCCTCGCGCTTGGCGCAGGTGCCCAGCCGGTTGGCAACGGTCAACTCGGACAGCTGGAGGGCAGGGAAGCAGGGCAGCACGGCACGTGGCTACGGCTACCGTTGGCAGCAGTACCGCCTGCGCTACCTGGCGCAGCACCCGCTCTGCGTGATGTGCGAGACCGATGGCCGGGTGGAGGGCGCCGTGGTGGTGGATCACATCGTCCCCCATGAGGGAGACCAAGCCCTGTTCTGGGCTGCGGCGAACCACCAAGCCCTCTGCAAGGCATGCCACGACGGCACGAAGCAGCGGCAGGAGGCAGCAGACCGCGCGACAGGGCGTGCCGCCACGGGCCGCCTGCGGGCAACCAGCACTACCCCGCGAACCCCTACGGGGGGGCGGTCGAAAGTACGGAATCCGTCAGAAAGCTAGACCGGCTGTCCTCTCATGCAGAGAAAAAATCCCCATTTCGGTGAGGCAATCAGCAAATGGCAGGCGTGAAGGGCAAGAGCGGTGGCCCGCGGAAGAACGCAGGTGGCGCAAGGCCCGGCGCCGGTCGAAAGCCCAAAGTGGCGCTCCCCGAAAAGGCCAAGAAATCAGCAAATGCGCCGCGGGCGCGGAAGAGTCCAGCCGCGGTGCAGGTAACGCTTGAGGCTCAGCCCGCCGGAGGCGCGTTGAAGCGTTCGAAGGCGCATCCGGTCGAGCAGGACGATCAGGACATGCTCTCGCTGCTGCAGAACATCGCCTTGGGCCGAACCCAGGCGACTGCCATCCAGGTGAAGGCGGCAGTGGCCGCCGTGCAGTACACACACGCCAAGAAGGGTGAGGGCGGGAAGAAGGAAGAGCGGCAGAAGGCTGCGGAGAAGGTCGGCGGTCGATTCGCGCCCACCGCCCCGCCGCGGATGCGGATGAACTGAGGTGACCCCGGCTTACACCACGGCCTGCCCCGACTGGGCGGCGCGGCTGCGCGCGGGCGCATCGATCATCCCGATGCCGATCTTCCCGGAGCGCGCAGAGGAAGCGCTCCGGGTGTTCAAGCAGCTTCGGATCGTGGACGCGCCGGGCAGTCCGACCTTCGGCGAGGCCTGCGAGCAGTGGGTCTTCGACTTCGTAGCCGCCATCTTCGGCGCCTACGACGCCGAGACCGGCCGCCGGCTGATCCGCGAAGTGCTGATGCTGATTCCGAAGAAGAACAGCAAGTCCACGCTCGCGGCCGGCATCATGGTGACGGCGATGATCCTCAACTGGCGGATGTCCGCCGAGATGATCATCCTGGCGCCGACGATCAAGATCGCCAACAACGCCTTCGCACCGGCCCGCGACATGATCAAGGCCGACGATGAGCTCGTTGAGCTCTTCCAGGTGCAGGACCACATCCGGACCATCACCCACCGGCTGACGAAGGCGACGCTGACGGTACTGGCCGCCGACAGCGACACGGTAGGCGGCAACAAAGCCAGCTGGGTGCTAATCGACGAGGAATGGCTGTTCGGCAAGAGGGGCAACAGCGACTCCATGTTCCGCGAGGCGGTGGGCGGCCTGACATCGCGGCCGGAAGGAATCGTGATCAAGCTGAGCACCCAGTCGGACGAGCCACCGGCCGGGGTGTTCAAGGCGGACCTGCAGCGCATGCGCGCGATCCGCGACGGGCTCATCACTGATGCGACCTCGCTTCCTGTCCTGTACGAACATCCACCGGAGATGGTCGAAGCAGGCGAGCACCTCAAGCTGGAAAATCTGCGCCTGGTGAACCCCAACTACGGGGTCTCAGTAGATGCCGAATACCTGCGTCGCGAGTACGAGAAGGCTGATCAGGAGGGGGAGCATGCCCTCCGCGGCTTCTTGGCCAAGCATGGCAACGTCGAGGTGGGCCAGAACCTGCGATCGGATCGCTGGGCCGGCGCAGACTTCTGGCAGGCCCGCGCCGAAGCGGCACTGTCGCTCGACGAACTGATCGAACGCTGCGAAGTAGTCACGGTGGGCATCGACGGCGGCGGCTTGGATGACCTACTCGGATTGGCCGCGGTGGGCCGGGAGCGCGAGACGCGCCGCTGGCTTGCCTGGTGCCATGCCTGGGCGCACGAGATCGTGTTGGACCGGCGGAAGGATGTGGTGTCCAACCTCCGCGATTTTGAGCGAGACGGCGACCTGACCATCGTCAAGTTGCCGGGCCTGGACGTGCAGCAGGTCGCGGACGCGATATCCCAGATCAAGGACGCCGGTCTACTGCCTGATGAGCATGCGGTGGGCGTCGACCCGGCGGGCATTGGCGCAATCGTCGACGAGCTCACTACCGAAGACCGCGGGCTAGATATCAAGCAGATCGTGGCGGTGTCGCAAGGCTGGAAGCTCAACGGCGCGATCAAGACGGCCGAGCGCGCGCTGGCCGGCGGCAGTCTGGTTCACGGCGGCCAGCCCCTGATGGCCTGGTGTGTCGGCAACGCCAAGGTCGTCGCCACCGGCAATGCCATCACGATCACCAAGCAGGTCAGCGGGTCCGCAAAGATTGACCCGCTGATGGCGCTGTTCAACGCCGTGTCGCTCATGGCGCTCAACCCTGAAGGACAAGGCTGTATGGACGACTGGCTCAGCAACCCGGTGAGGGCAGGCCGCGCATGAAGATCAAGCCGACTGGCGGCTTCGTCAGCCGCGTGCGCGCCGCTGTGGATGGCTGGGTGCGTTCCTTCACTCTGCGCGACAGCGAGCTGTACGCGGACCGGGTCCTGGCTACCGAAGCGGGCGTGGAGGTCACGGCGAAGACGGTGCTGCAACTCGACGCCGTTTGGTCGTGCGTGCGCCTGATCTCCGAAACCATCGCCACGCTTCCGCTGTCGATGTACGAGCGCACTTCGGCCGGCAAGCGCGTCGCAAGCCAGCATCCGCTGCACTTCGTCATTCACGACCAGCCAAACGACGAATCGACGGCGGCGGTGTTCTGGGAGGCTATGGTGGTGGCGATGCTGTTGCGCGGGAACGCGCGCGCCGAGAAGCTGTATGCAGGTACGCGCGTCGTCGGCCTGCTGTTCCTCGACCCGGATAGGCTGACGGTCAACCGGGACCAGCGCGGGAACAAGATCTATCGGTACCTGAAGCCGGATGGCACGCCGCGCGTGATTCCCGCTTCGCGCATCTGGACGCTTCCGGGCTTCACCCTGGATGGCCAGCACGGCGTCTCGGTGATCCGGTACGGCGCGAAGGTGTTCGGCAACGCCATGGCGGCGGACAAGGCCGCGGCTCAGACGTTCCGCAACGGTCTGCTGCAGACGATCTACTACAAGATCAGCGCCTTCCTGACGCCGAAGCAGCGCGCCGAGTTCAAGACCAACTTGGTCGGATCGATCGAGCGGGGCGAGGCGCCGCTGCTGGAAGGCGGTACCGAGGCCGGCACGCTGGGCGTGAATCCGGCCGACGCGCAGCTGCTGGAGTCGCGCAGCTTCTCGGTCGAGTCGATCTGCCGCTGGTTCCGGGTGCCGCCCTGGATGGTGGGCCACACCGAGAAGTCCACCAGCTGGGGGAGCGGCATCGAGCAGCAGATGATCGGCTTCCTGACGTTCACGCTCGGCCCCTGGCTGCGCCGCATCGAGCAGGGCATCAGCAAGGACCTGCTCACGCCCGCCGAGCGCCAGCGCTACTACCCCAAGTTCAACGTGGAGGGCCTGCTGCGTGCCGACAGCGCCGGCCGCGCTGCCTTCTACACCGCCATGGTCAACAACGGCATCCTGACCCGGGACGAGGTCCGCGAGCTCGAGGACCGTGAGGCAATGGGCGGCAACGCTGCCGTGCTCACCGTGCAGTCGGCCATGACCACGCTGGACGGCATCGGCGCAGCCAGCGACGCCAACCAGGCTCGGGCCGCGATCCGCGCGTTCCTGGGCTTCTCCGACGACCAGAAGGACTGATCCCATGACCATCAAGACGTTGCCGGGCGCTCCGGAGGGGCGGCCGTGCGCCGGCGTGAGCAGCCAGCTGCAGCCGCGCGCCCTGGACCGCTGGAACGCGGGCGTCCGCGCCGCGGCCGACAGCGAGGGCGACCGCAGCATCAGCATCTACGACGTGATCGGCTACGACTACTGGACCGGCGACGGCGTCACGGCAAAGCGCATCGCCGCCGCTCTGCGTGGCATGGGTGCTGGTCCGGTCACCGTGAACATCAACTCGCCGGGCGGCGACATGTTCGAAGGCCTGGCGATCTACAACCTGCTGCGCGAGCACGACGGCGAGGTGACGGTGAAGGTCCTCGGCCTGGCCGCATCCGCGGCTTCGGTCATCGCCATGGCCGGCGACAAGATCCAGATCGCCCGCGCCGCGTTCCTGATGATCCACAACGCCTGGGTCATGGCCGTGGGAAATCGGCACGACCTTGAGGAGGTCGCCGCCACGCTGAAGCCCTTCGACGACGCGATGGCCAGCATCTACGCGGCGCAGACCGGCGAGGACAGCGCCGCGATGGCAAAGCTCATGGACCGCGAGACCTGGATCGCCGGCGAGGCTGCAGTGGAGGACGGGTTCGCCGACGAGCTCCTGCCTTCCGACAAGGTCGAGAAGGGCGCCAGCAAGGCCAGCGCTTCGGCGGTGCGCCGCATCGAATCGGCGCTGCGGGCCAGTGGCATGCCCAAAAGCGAGGCCATGCGCCTCATCAGCGAGATCAAGACCAGCTCGGGCGACCCGGCTGGCAGCGGTGAGGGAGATCCCACCGAACACGGCGACGACGCCGGAGCAGTACCCAGCGAGGAGGCATTCGCCGCCGCGCTGCGCAGCTTTTCCCTCACCCAATGAACAACGGAGACAACATGAACACCAAGAAATACCTCTATCTGCTGTCGGTCGCCGCGATCGTCGCGCTGTTCTTCACGTTCGACGCAGGCGCGGCTACCTTGGTGCAGCACCTGCTGCACTCGGATCACGCTGGCCTCGTGATGGCCGCCCCGGTCATGGCCGCGCTGCCGGAAGGCATCAAGGCAGAGCTGGAGCGCATCGGCGACCAGGTCAAGTCCATGGCCGAGCAGGCGCAGAGCGAGATCAAGGCGCACGCGAAGCTGGCAGATGAAACCAAGGCCAAGGTGGACGAACTGCTGATCAAGCAGGGCGAGCTGCAGGCCAACCTGCAGGGTGTCGAGCAGAAGCTGGCCCGGATCGAGGCCAATGGCGCCGGCGGCGACGTGCAGCACCAGACCTTCGGCGAGCAGTTCATCGGCAGCGACCAGTGGAAGGCCTTCCGCAGCCAGACCACCCCGCGCGGCCGCGTGGACATGACCTTCCAGGCGGCGATCACCAGCATCACCACGGACACCGACGGCGCGGCCGGTGATCTGGTCCAGACGACCCGCCTGCCGGGCATCATCGCCCCGCCGGACCGCCGCATGACGGTCCGCGACCTGATCACCCCGGGCCGCATGGACGGCAGCACGCTGGAGTACGTGAAGGAGACCGGCTTCACCAACAACGCGGCGCCGGTCGCCGAGGGCGCGAAGAAGCCCGAGTCGACCATGAAGTTCGACCTGGTGAACACCAGCGCCAAGGTCATCGCGCACTTCGTGAAGGCCTCGCGTCAGATCCTCGACGACGCCTCGCAGCTGCAGAGCTACATCGATGGTCGCCTGCGCTACGGCCTGGCGTTCAAGGAAGAGCAGCAGCTGCTCAACGGCGACGGCACCGGCCAGAACCTGCTCGGCATCATCCCGCAGGCTACTGCCTACGTCGCGCCGTTCGACCCGGGTGACGCGACCGTGATCGACCAGATCCGACTGGCCATGCTGCAGGCCGAGCTGGCCGAGTACCCGGCCACCGGCATCGTGCTGAACCCGACGGACTGGGCGCGCATCGAGCTGCTGAAGGACACCACCGGCCGCTACATCATCGGCAACCCGCAGGGCGTCATCGGCGCCAGCCTGTGGAACCGTCCGGTCGTGGCCACGCAGGCCATCGCGGTGGACAAGTTCCTCACCGGTGCGTTCCGCCTGGGCGCGCAGGTGTTCGATCGCTGGCAGGCCCGTGTCGAGGTGGCGACGGAGAACGAGGACGACTTCGTGAAGAACCTGGTCACCATCCTGGCCGAGGAGCGTCTGGCGCTGGCGGTATACCGCCCGCAGGCCTTCATCTACGGCGATCTGGGCAACGTGGCCTGATCGCAGCGCCGCCTGCCCGCAGGTGGCATTGAGAGGCGCGCTCCTGCGCGCCTCTCCTCTTTCGGAGGTATCCCATGCTCATCAAGTTCAAGAAGCCCGATCCGCGCGCCGGCCTGATCGTGCGCATGGACAGCAGCCGCGGGCAGTACTTCGTCGACACTGGCTCCGCGGTATTGGTCAAGGAAGGCGCCGTCACCGACGTCGAGCCGACCGCGCCGCCCGCCGATGGCCCGACCCCGGCCGAGCACCTGGTCTCGGGTACGGCTGCCGAGGTCATCGGCAGCCTGGACGCCGTCACCGACGCCGAGCTGGCCCGCGCCGCACTGGCGGCGGAGCAGGCCGAGGCCGGCAAGAAGCGCAAGACGGTGATCGAGGCGTTGACCGCGCGCGTCGCCGCGCTCGAGCAGTCGCAGGCCTGATCCCGTGGACCTGATCACCCTCGAGCAGGCCCGGCAACATTGCCGGGCCGATGCCGGCGACGACGACATGCTGGCCGTCTACGCCGACGCCGCGGAGCAGGCCGCGCAGGACTTCCTCAACCGGCGCGTGTTCAAGGACGCGGATACCCTGGCCGACGCGGTGATCGACGAGGTCGCGGGCGACGATCCCATGGTGGTCGCCAAGCCGGTGATCGCGGCCATTCTGCTGATCCTGGGCCACCTGTACCGCACGCGCGAGGATGTGCAGACCGGGCAGGGTGCCGCGGCGGTGCAGATCCCGATGGGCGCGCACAGCCTGCTGTGGCCGTACCGCGTCGGGCTAGGGGTCTGAGGTGGGCATCGCTGCCGGCGAGCTGAATCGCCGTATCCGCATCGAGCGGTGCGGCACTGGCACGGATGGCTGGGGGCAACCCGTCGCCGACTGGGTGTTGGTGGGCGAGGTGTGGGCCAGCATCGCCAACGAGACCGGAATGGGCGCGATCCGGTCGAGCCTGCAGGGCAACGCGCCGGCCTCGATCGCGCGCTACAGCTTCCTCGTGCGCTTCCAGACCGCGCAGGCGCTCGGCATCGACCAGGGCATGCGCATCGTCCACGACGGGCTGGTGTTCGACGTCAAGGGCCTCACGCGCGACCTGAAGGACCGGGAGCGCGCGTACGTCCTGGCCGAGCAGGGCGGCAACGATGGCTAGCCGGGTGGACCTCTCAGGTGCGCTGGCAGGCCTGGATAGCCTGGCCGAGATGACCACCAGCGTCGCGCGCTCGATGGGCGTCGCGGCCGGTCAGGCCGTGCGTGATGAGGCGAAGGCCCGGGCGCCGGTGGAAGACGGGACGCTCCGCGATTCCATCTACCTCGCCTACCGCAATGGTGAGTCGACGGAATCCCTAGTCGTGTACCAAGTCAGCTGGAACAGCAAGAAAGCCCCTCACGGGCACCTGTTGGAGTTCGGCCATTGGCGCAGGAACGTGCTGGTCCGCGGCGAGGATGGGAGGTGGCGCGCCACCCAGGAGCTGCTGCCGGCGCCCGTGTGGACCGCGGCGCACCCATTCCTGCGGCCGGCCTATGAGGCGACGCTGTCGCGCCTCACCGACATTGCCGCGGCGCGCGGGCGCAAACGCCTGGCCGAGCTCATGAGCGGCGGGGGAGAAGACGATGCCGTATGAGCCGCTGCTGCACGGATTGGTCGCCCCGCTTCTTGGTGGCCGGTTCTACGCAGACGTGCTGCCGGACAACCCGGCCTATCCCTGCGGCGTGTACCAGCAGGTGGGCGGCCGCGGCCTGTGGTTCGCCGAGGGCGCGATGCCGGACCACAAGCACGCGCGCCTGCAGATCACCCTCTGGGCGGGAAGCCGCGCCGAAGCCAACACCCTGATGCGCGCCATCGAGGGCGTACTGTGCGCGCGCCTGCCGAAGTCCGAAGTTATCGGCGCGCTGACCGCGACCTACGAGGACGCGATCAAGAAGTACGGGGCCCGGCAGGACTTCGGGCTCTGGTACCCCGATCCCTGAACAGTTCTATCCACCGCCCGGCCTCGCGCCGGGCTTCTTTTTGACCAAAGCGAGGTTTCTCCCATGGCACTGAAGCTCCCCAAGGGCATCCAGTTCGGTTTCGCGTCGGTGCTCTCCAGCGCCATCGCTGCGACCGCTTTCTCCAAGGCCAATCCGACCGTGGCCACCGTCCCGACCGGCACGGTCGACGAGGGCGAGGTGGTCCTGATTCAGCTGGCAGGCTGGCCGCTGCTGAACAACAAGGTGGCAGTCGCCGGCGAGGAGACGGCAGGTGCGCTTCCGCTGCTGGGTGCCGACACCACGGACGCGACGCTGTTCCCGGGCGTCAGCGGTCCGGGCACGCTGCTGGTGGCCGGCGAGTTCGTGGACTACACGCAGCAGGGCGACCCGTCCTCGTCGGGCGGCGACCAGCAGTACTGGCAGGGCACCCTGCTGGAAGACCCCACGGGCCGGCAGATCTCGATCCCGACCACGAAGAATGCCAAGACCCTCACCCTGCCGCTCTACTACGACCCCAAGCTGCCCTGGCATGCAGCGTCCAAGGCGGTGGACGCGCGCGGCGAGCCGATCATCCTGCGCTGCAAGATCCCCGGTGGTGACGTGCTGTACTGGTACGGCTACATGTCCTTCGACGGCGATCCGACCATCGCCTCGAACACGCCGATGGGCAACACCATGACCTTCACGGCGCTGAGCGAGTCCACCCTGGTGGAGGCGCCCTGATGCCCGTGCGCAAGGGTGAGGCGCCCAAGCAGCTGCCGGCGGAGCTGAAGTTCAGCTCCACCGCCGAGAAGCTGGTCCTGAACGTGAAGTTCGCCAACCACACCAGCAAGGAATACCGCGAGCACAAGGGTACCGTGGGCGAGCTGGTGCTGTGGCTGGTCGACGAGTGGGACGCGGACTTCCCGCTGACCGTGGACGGCATTTCCGACTTCGAGGACGAGCACCCCGGCGTCAGCCAAGGCCTGATCGAAGCCTGGTGGCGCGCGCGCACGGTGGCGCTGGAAAAAAACTGATCGAGGCGGTCGAGGCGCTGTACTTCCGCGTCCCGACCGCCGCAGAACTCGAAGGTACCGGCTTCAAGCAGAAGCACTACGTGGCGCCGGAGGTGGACCTCTGGCCCGAGAACCAACAGGCCATCGACCTGTTTCAGCGAGTTTCCAACCAGTGGCGCTGTGGCGCCGGCGGGCCCATCGGGCTCGACTACAGCGTGGTCTACAGCGAGCTGGCTCACCTGGGCGTCGCCGGCGAGACGCGCGACGACGTCATGGCGGCCCTGTCCGTCATCGAGGTGGCGGCAATGAAGCACATTAACGAGGGATAGGCCGAAATGGCAGACCAGACAATCGGCACCGCGCGGATCGAGATCGAGATCGACAACAGCAAGGTCGAGCCCGGAGTAAACCGCGCCAAGCAGTCCGTGTCGTCCCTCACCACTGAAGTGGAGCAGGGCAGCCAGCGGCAGGTGCAGGCGACGAAGCGGCAAACCCAGTCGTGGGAGCGCCAGATTGCCGTCCTCGGCAAGACCAGGGAGGAGACCCTGCGCTGGAAGATCGCCCAGGGTACCAGCGCATCAGAGGCCGCGCGTCTGACTGCTCTGCTGGACAAGCAGGTCGCGTCGATGAAGACAGCGGCGACTGCCTCCGGCCAATACCGAGCCGCACTGCGCAGCCTGCCCGCCCAGGGTACGGACATCGTGACCCAGATCGCCGGTGGGCAGAACCTGGGCTTGGTGCTCCTGCAGCAGGGCGGCCAGATCCGCGACCAGTTCGGAAGCGCCAGCCTGGCCATTCGTAGCGTGGGCACGGCACTCGCCGGCCTAGTCAACCCAGTCACCCTAACCGTGGGCGCCGTCGCCGCGCTGGCGCTCGCATGGAAGGCGGCCAGCGAGGAACAACAGGCATTTCAGAGCGCGTTAATCCTGACCGGCGATTACGCCGGCAAGTCGGTCACCGACCTGCAGGCGCTGACCGTGCAGCTGGACAAGCTGGAAGGGGTGACGCGCGGCGGCGCCACGGATGCCGTGCGCGCGGTTGCCGAGTCGGGCCGCTTCGCCGGGCAGCAGTTCGACCAGGTAGCGGCCGCGGCTGCGCGCATGGAAGCCAGCACCGGCCAGGCCGTCGACACGACGATCGAGCGCTTCAAGGACATTGCCAACGATCCAGTGAAGGCGCTCCTCAAGCTCAACCAGGCCGAGCATTTCCTGACGCAGGCACAGGTTGATCGCGTCCGTCAGCTCGAGGAGGAGGGCCGCGCACAGGACGCAGCGTCCGAGGGCATCAGCATCTACGCCGACCACCTCGACGAAGTCGCCCGGCGCTCCGAGGCAGCGCTTCCCGCGACCACCCAGCTGTGGCGCCAGGCGACGGACTACGCCAGCCAGCTCGTGGGCGAGGTCAAGACCTACGCTGACCTGCTGGTGCGCATCTCCAGCCTGAGGCTTGGCGTCAGCGGCGTGAAGGGCCTTACCGACTACCTTCCCCCATCATTTCTTGAGCAGCTGCAGTTCATCAACTCCGTTGGCAGGAAGGCTCTGGACCGGATGGACCCCGCCGGCGCCAGCACCGCCGGCCGGGCGCGGCACTCACCCGGGCGAACTGCTGCGGATTCGATCGTCGATTCCGTGGAGATCGAGCGCCAGATGAAGCTCGAGGATCAGTGGACCCAGGTCACGCAGCAGAACTTGACCAAGCAGCAGCGCAAGCTGGAGGAGATCAACAAGGTCAAGAAGCTCGGCGCCGACCTCGGGCTGAGCCAGGTCGAGATCGACAAGCAGATCGCGGCTATTGACGAGCGCTACGCGGAGCGTGGCGCGAAGAAGAAGGAGCAGCTCACCGACGAACAGAAGGCCGCAAAGCAGCTGCAGCAGACCTACGAGTCGATCACCGACCAGCTGGAGCGCCAGGTCACCCTGGCCGGCGATCGCTCCAACTACAGCCGCGTCCAGTACGAAATCGCGAACGGGTCGCTGCGCGGGCTAGACACGACCAAGCAGGCAGACCTTCTCAACCTAGCCCAGGTCACCGATGCGGTGAACGACTACGTAGCTATCTATGGCGACGGCTACGACAACATCGTGCACAAGACGGCAGAGTCGAAGGACGCGATGACGGAGTTCGCACGTCAAGCCGCCCGAAACAGCCAAGACGCGTTCGCGGACTTCCTATTCGATCCGTTCTCGGACGGGATTGACGGAATGGTCGAAGGGTTCGGGAAGGCATTGCAGCGGATGGCCGCCAACGCGGCCGCGTCGAAGGTGTTCGAGGTGGTCGGGGGCTGGGCTACGGGCTACCAGGGCGGCGGTGCAAGCATTATCAATGCCATTGGTAGTGCAATCACCACGAAGAATGCGAAAGGCGGGGTTTATGCCTCGCCAGACCTCTCCAAGTATTCCAGCAGCATCGTTCACCAGCCCACCACCTTTGCCTTCGCCCGGGGCGCCGGTCTGATGGGCGAGGCCGGCCCGGAGGCGATCATGCCGCTGACCCGCGCATCCAACGGGCGCCTGGGTGTGCAAGCCGTAGGGGGTGGAAGCGAGAAAGTGGCGGTAGAAATCAATAACTACGGAGGCGGCTCTGTCAGCGCCCGACAGAAGACAACTACGATGCCGGACGGCACCCAACTGCGAAAGATCGTCCTCACCATCGTTGGTGAAAGCATGAATGGCGGCGAGCTGGCCGAGTTGGGCAAGAGCCGGTTCGGCTGGCAGGAGTCCATCTGATGGCCGTCTGGCCCGCCTACGCGAAGCTCCTGCTGCCCGGATACGGTGAGGACTTCGACCCCTCTATCGAACGCACGGAGATGGAGCGAGGGGTGCCGAAGGAACGGATCCTCAACACCCAGGTCATGGCGACGATTGAGGGTACCGTGCTGTTCGCCAGTGGCGCGGACGTCGCGGCGTTCGAAGCCTGGTACTTCGTCGATTTGGGTCGGGTGGGGTGGTTCGCGTTGACCCACCCGCGGACTCGTGCCCAGATCACTGCCCGATTCCAGGCGGGTCGCCTCGGTCGGCTGAGTCCGATCTCGCCTCGATCTGGCGCTGCCAGCAGGGACGTTGTGCTGGAGTACCTGCGCGGATGAGCACCTTCATCGAGCGCCGTCAGCGCGTCACGGACCCGGCCGGAACGCTGATGCTGCTGGCGATCTCGGCGCCTTCGCTGCCCGACACCCTGCGCATCGTCAACGACACCCGCAACTGGATCAGCGGCGGCCAGGAGTTCATCGGCCTGCCGTTCGGCTTCAAGCTGCCGGACGACGTGAGCGGCCAGACGCCTCGCGCGATCCTGACCATCGACAACGTCGGGCGGGCGATGACCGAGGACCTGGAGCGGCTGCAGCCGGGGGAGCTGGTCAATGCGGTGCTGCAGATCACCGATCGCGCCGATCCGAACGTGATCGAGGCCAGCTACTACCTGCCCATGACGCAGGTATCGGTGAATGCACAGGTAGCCACCGCGCAGTGCGGCGTTGACTTCCTGATGCGCCAGCAGGCCGTGCAGCTGCGCGCGAACCCGTTCACGCTGCCGGGGATCTTCAGCTGATGCCGGGCCTGGCCGACATCGAGCGCTACTGCGGCCTGCCGTACGACATCGCGCGCTTCGATTGCGCCGACCTGGTGGCGCTGGTCCAGCGCGAGCTGTTCGGGCGCGAAGTGGCGCTGCCCAGCGGCCGGCCGCATGGCGCGCCGGGCCAAGCCGCGCTGGGCCGGCTCTCGCAGGCATACGCGCGCCCGCGCGGCGGCGCGCCCGCCGCGGACGGCGACCTGGTGCTGATGCTGGACCACGGCCAGCGCCGGCCCGGCCACGCGGGCGTCTTCTTCTTCCTGGCCTGCGAGGGCTGGGTGCTCCATGGAAACGAGCGCAGCGGCTGCAGCGTCCTGCACCGCGTGCGCGAGCTGCCCCAGATGGGGCTGCGCATCGAGGGCTACTACGAATGGGTCTGATGGAGGACAAGCTGGCCGCCGGCCGGCTGATCGTGACGCCGCACCCGGTGCTGCTGGATGGCCAGCGCAACGTGCCGGCGGACCTGCGCCCGGGCGAAAGCCTGTACGCGTTCCTGCAGCGGCATGTGGAGGGCCTGGACGGCGAGGAGTGGCACGTGGCCATCGGCGGCCGGGAAGTGCCACGCCACCTCTGGCACCTGGTCCGCCCGAAGGATGGGCAGGTGATCGAGCTGCGCGGCGCGGTCGCGCGCTCCGCCGTGGCTCTGGTCGCGATCGCTGCGCTGACCTACTTCACCTTCGGCGCCGGCGCGATCGCCGGGTTCTCGATCGGCACCAGCACGGCGCTCGGCACAACCATCGCGCAGGCGGCGGTCTTCGCCGCGGGCTCGATCCTGATCAACAAGGTGTTGGCGCCCAAGAAGCCCAAGCAGGCCAGCCAGGGCGAGACGGTCTTCTCGCTGTCGGCGCCGCGCAACCGGGCGCGGCCCTACGAGCCGCTGGGCCTGCTGCTGGGGTCCGTTCGCATCGCTCCCGATCTCGCCAGCAACCCCTATGCCTTCTACGAGGGCGACGACCAGTACCTGTCGATGGTGCTGACCCCCGGGGTCAACGTGGCGAGCGTGGATGCGCTCTACAACGGCGATGCGCTGCTGTCCTCGTTCGAGGGCGTGCAGACCTGGTTCAACGGCTTCAGCGCGATGCCAAGCCAGGACATCCCGCTGTACAGCAATGCCGATGTGGTCGATGGCGGCACCCTGCTGGATACGAGCACCGATCCGAAGCACACCCCCGGAGCTTGGGTGCAGCGCACCAGCTCGGCCAGCACCATCCGCCTGATGGTGGGGGTGGAGTTCCAGCTGTACGACCGCACCACGAAGGGCGGCGACAAGCAGAACCAGGAGCAGATCCAGATCCAGTACCGGCTGGCCGGCACCACCAGCTGGCAGGCCTTCGGCAACTACAGCGTCACCGGCAGCACGCCAAAGACCCGGCGCGTGAGCTACAGCCTGGACGTGCCGCTGGGGCAGTACGAGGTGCGGGTGCGCGTGGCCGGCCTGAACACCAACGGCAGTGGTGCGCAGGCCTCGTTCACCTGGACCACGTTGACCAGCGTCCAGCAGGACACCGCCAGCTACGCCGGGATCCCGCGTATCGGCATCAAGATGAAGGCCACCGGCCAGCTCAACGGCGCGCCGGACGAGATCCGGTGCGTCGCGCACTCGGCGCCGGTGCCGGTGTGGAACGGCGCAGCCTGGGTGACGCAGGAGACCTCCAACCCGGGGGCGCAGATCCTGGCCTATGCGCGCGGCATCACCGATGGCGCCGGCCGCCGGATCGCCGGCATCGGCCTGCCGGACCAGCAGATCGACATCCCCGCGCTGCAGGCCTTCATGCTGCACTGCTCGGCGAACGGCTTCACTTTCGACAGCTGGATCACCGACGTGCGCAGCCACGACGACGTGCTCTCGTCGATCGCGCTGGCCGGCTTCGGCCAGATCACCTGGGCGGGCGGGCGCCTGTCAGTCGCCTGGGCCGCCGACGAGCAGCCGCTGTCGGGCGTGGTCAACATGGCCACGATCAAGAAGGGCCAGTTCCAGGTGGACTACACCCTGGCGAACGCTGCCGACGGCATCGAGTACTCCTACCTCGATCGCGAGACCTGGGAGGCCAAGACGCTGCGCGTTCCGGCGCCGGGAGTGGAAACCATGCTCAACCCGGCGCAGGTGACGGGGGAGGGCGTCACCAGCGAGGCGCACGCGGTCATGCTGGCCCGCTGGCACCTGGCCCAGAGCCTGTACCAGTACAAGGCGATCAGCTACAGCACCGACATCGAGCACCTGTCCTACCGGCGCCTGTCGATGCTGGCGCTGCAGCACGACCTGACCCAGTGGGGCTACGGCGGCCGGGTGATGGCCGCGACCACCGCCGGCGGCGTCGTGACGCTGACCCTGGACGAGCCCGTGCCGGCGCCGCCGACCGGCAATGCCTTCATCGGCCTGCGCATCCCTGGCGAGCGGGTCTACCGGGTCATGCAGGTGGTCCCGTTCACCGGCACCAGCAGGGTCCTGCAGCTGGTCGGCGCCTGGCCCAGCGATGCGGCGCTGCCGGGCAACACGCCCGACAACCCGGCCTGGGACACGCTGTGGATCTACGACTTCAAGCAGACCCCCGGCCTGCGTGTGCGCGTGACCGGCATCCAGCCGGAGAACGACCTCAAGGGCGCCTCGGTCAGCGTGGTGCAGGAGGGGCCGGAGTTCTGGCACTACGTTCAGACCGGCGAATACATCCCGCCGGCCAACCAGTCGCTGCTGCGGACCCGACCGGTGGCCAGCAACCTGCGCGTGGTCGAGCGCCAGGTCGTGCAGGGCGACACGGTGTTCACCGAGCTGCAGGCGAGCTGGGAGATCAGCGGCCCGGTCGGGGAGACGCGGGTGCTCTGCGACACCGACGGCAACGTCGAGCTGGAAGAGGTTGCCCGCACGGTCACCCGCGCCGCCAGCTGGCGCATCCCGCGCGCCGGCAGCTACCCGATCACCGTGCGGCCCTACAGCCCCGACGGGCTGGCCGGCGTCGCCGTCAGCACCATCTACACCACCGCCGGCGCCGACGCGCCGCCGGTGCTGGTGGACCTGTTCGACGTGGAAGAGCTGTCCGGGGGCGTGCGTCGCTACAGCTGGGGCTTCTTCACCGACACCATCCAGTCCGCCGACTTCGCCGGCGTGGAGATCCGCTACACGGAAGGGCTGCAGAGCAACCCGGTCTGGGACGCCATGACCGCCCTCGGCGCCGACGGCTACCACGCGGCCGCCTTCGAGGCCGTCGTGCCGGCCAGCGGCGCCTGGACGTTTGCCTGCCGCTCGCGCAACACCGCCGGCCTGCTGTCGACCGGCATGCGCGTGCTGGCCAAGACGCTCGGGAAGAACCTGGGCGAGATTCAGCAGGAGCAGCAGGGCCAGATCGACGAGAACACTCAGCAGATCATCGACAACTTCAACCAGCTGGTGGCCGAGCAGCAGGCGCTGCTGGCCGAGCTGAACGCCCAGGCCGCCGAGCTGGCGCAGCAGGCTCAGGACCTCGCCAACCTGCAGGCGGCGATCGACGCGCCCGACTGGGATGCCGCCACGGCGTACACCCAGGGCCAGCTGGTGAAGGCTGGCGGGCACATCTATGTCGCCCGGCAGGACGTCCCGGCCGGCACGCCGGTCACCGACACCGCGTTCTGGAGCGACATCGGCGAGTACGCCACCTTGGCCGAGGCGGTCGGCGCCATCAGCGTCAGCGTCAACGACCTGACCAACCAGGTAACCGTACTGGACGGTCAGGTCGATGCGCTCGCCACCTCGGTCGCCGGCGTGGCCTCGCAGCTGGCTGGCAAGGCCGATGCCAGCACGGTCCAGGCCCTGACGGCGCGCGTCACCGCGGCGGAGAACCAGATCACCGCCAACTCGCAGGCGATCACCTCGCTGCAGTCGATGGTGGCCGGCAAGGCCGACGCCAGCGCGCTCAACGCGCTCGCCACGACCGTAACCAACCAGGGGAACTCGATTACGGCGCAGGGCACGGCAATTACCAACGTGCAGGCCTCGCTCACCGGCGGGGCGAACCTGCTGCGCAATCCTTCCTTCGAAGCGGACACCAGCAGCTGGTCGGGGGCGACGAACAACGCCGGCTACTGGCCCAATGCGATCACCCGGGATCTCGCCGGTAGCAGCTGGGTCCCCACCGGGGCGCACACGGTCGGCGTGGTGAGCGCGACCGGGGTGATCCCGACGTCGGCCTTCTTCGACATCACGCAGCTGGAAACGCCCGTCACCGAGGGCAAGCGCTACTGCGTGTCGAGCTATATCGCCGTGCACCGCGGTCGCATGCAACTGATCGCGCAGTTCCTGGACGCCTCCAGCAACGTCCTGGGCACGATCAACTCGCCACAATCCAACCACGACAACGACGGCAGCACCGGCGGCACCAACCTGGCCAACTGGGAACGGCCGTTCGTGTTCGGCGTCGCCCCGTCCGGGGCCCGGAAGCTCGCCTGGTACGGCCGCGTGACCGGTGGCGGCGTCGCCGCGCAGACCTACGGCTGGATGGTGCGGCCGATGGTGGAAGAGGTCTCCTCGTCCCAGACCGTTCCCTCGATCTGGAAGGATTCCAGCGCGGGTCTGGCCACGCAGGCGAGCGCGAACGCTGGCGCCGTTTCCGCGCTGCAGGTCACGGTCACCCAGCAGGGCAACACCATCGCCGCCCAAGGCAGTGCCATCACGGCGGTGAATGCCCGGGTGGATGGAAAGGCCGACGCCTCGGCGGTGCAATCGCTCGACACGCGCGTGACGGTCAACGAGCAGGGCGTGCTCAGCTACAAAGCCTCTTGGGTGCTGACGCTGGACGTCAACGGCTACATCACCGGCGCGCAGTCGGTGAACAACGGAACGAAGGGCACCTTCACTATCCGGGCCGACGTGTTTCGATTGATCTCGCCGAGCGGATCTGGCGCAAGGACGGAGTTCAGCGACGGCAACTGGCGGGTCTACGACGGCGGCGGGACGTTGCGAGTTCGCCTGGGGGTCTGGTGATGGCAGCCGGCCTCCAGGCATGGGATGCATCCGGCAACCTGACCGTCGATCTCACGACGCGGCTTAGCCGACTCGTCGGCGTGGTGTTCGCCGCGGGCGCTTCCAGCGGCTCAGTGTCCGTTGATGCTTCGCTCGGCACGCCTTGGGCTATCCCGGTGCCCAGGAACTTCCCTGTCGGCTCGTGCCACAAGATCACGATCAGCGGCAATACGATCTCCTGGGCTCCGAATACCTCGGTCACCTCCCAGCAGACGGATGCCGACATCTACTACGGGGTGTACTGATGCCAGTCGGACTGCAGGTGGTTTGTCAGGACGGTAGCGGCGCGCTTCAGATCGATGGCAGCTACCAGAACCTGCACCTACGGAGAAAGGGATCGTCAGCGACGACGGCCTACTACCTGATCCTGAGCGGCGCCAACGTCACCTTCGTCACCGTCAACTTCGGCGGCGGTTTCTCGCGCCGACCGTTGATCGCGCTCAACTGCCCTTCGCTCGCCACGGTCGGGGCCGTCAGCCAGAACAGCGACGGCACCTGGCAGGCGCAGGTCCTCGTGCGCGGCGAGCTGGGGGCAAGCTTCGACTGGTACGCCTTTGATCTGGTCCAGCCGGCGGAGCGGGGTACATACGGGCTGCAGGTGATGAACGATGCCGGCCAGGTCGTCTACGACTCGACATGGCTCCCGATGCGGGTGCGAGGGATGCTGATCAGCGACGGCACGGTCGGCCAGAGCCAGACGCTGCCCGCTGGTCCGAAGTACGCGATGACCTTCAACGCTGGCGGCCGGGCCATTCCAACCGGCACCGCAGCTGGCGTGCTGATGACCTTCGGTGCCAGCGTGAACGGTGGCGTCGTCGCCCTGAACTACTTCCAGATCGTAACCATCACCGGCGGCGCCGTGACCGCCGTCAACGGGCCGGTCGTCGGCCTCATCCTTGACGTCACCAACTACTGAGTGCCCCCACATGATTACTCAGCAAGGCCTTGGCACGACCACAGAGCTGGTCGCCCCGAACATCCACGTCCGTTGGAATCCCACCGCGCAGGTGGCTGCACAGCTGGGCAGCGTCGACTTCGGCATCGAGGAGATCGTTTCGCGTGACGGCAGCGATCCCGTCTACCTGGTGTCGCGCGCCTTCGTCAGCACCATTTCGGCGGACATCGGCGAGATCCTGGCCGAGGAGTACTCGATCACCGACCCGGAGACGGGCGAGGCGAGCACAGAGCCTGGCTGGAAGCTGATGGCGATGATCAAGGCCGTGGTGGACCGCCGGCTGCAGCTGGCGGGCCAGCCGGCGGCGGAGACCGCCTAAAGGCAGGCGGCCAGCTGGCGGTCGAGCGGCCCGCGCGTGGTGACGACGCTGCCGGTGGCGGTGGCGGCGATCTTCAGGCCCACCGGCTTCTCCGGCCAGCCGCCCTGGACCTCGACACCGCCGTAGTAGCGCGGGGTGAAGCGCTCGGCGATGCAGGCGCGGACCTGCTCTGCGGGTGCCTTGCTGGCGTAGGTGTGCAGCGCCTGGCTGGGCGAGCGGGTGGTAACGCAGCCGGTCATGGCTGCGGCGAGCATGAGCAGTGCGAACGAACGCATGATTCCCTCCTTGAGTTGAGCGGCCACCGTAGCCGCCGGACTTCCCGGTCCTCGCGCAATTCTGCGCCAGCTGACCGGGCGGGGAGAAGCATCCCGCGGCGGCCGGCGGCGAAACACGTTCGATTGTCCCCGTCGCAGCACATGCGACGCCAGCCAGCGACGATGTGCGCCATGATGATCAACAGAGGTAAGGCTCGCTGGGCCGCGCAGCGGGCGAACTCGCTCGAGCAGCAGGCCTCAGCGCTCGTGGAGGTAGCCGCGGACTGGCGAGTACGGCGCCGCTCGCGCGCCGGGGCCGATCATCTGCGCGCCGAGGCTGCCCGGTTCAGGAAGCTTGCGCAGCGCTTCGGCGGCGCCGCGTGAGGCCGGCCCGTAGCGGTGATAGCCTGTCCGCCCGCCCGGAGGCCGCGAAATGGCCATGAGCCGAACCGAACTTGTCGACCAACTGCGCGAGATCGAGGCACGACTGGTCGATCTCGTGGCCGAGGGCTGCGAGGCTCCTTTCGTCGTGGAGGAGGTCGCATCGCTGGGCGAGGACCTGGCGCGCGCAGCCGGGCGTGAGGCGCACTGGGTCGACGACCAGATCACCTTCATCCTGGCCAGGCACGGGCTCATCGAAGAGGGTCTGGGCCTCGATGAGGGGGAGGAGGCCTGATGTGTTACTCCGCCCAGGTCCAGGCTGACTACAAGAAGCTGGTGCGCACCTACGGCGCGATCATGTCGCTGGAGGACTTCGCGAAGCTCTACTTCCACGATCCCGGGAAGGCGCGGCCCAAGACCCCGAAGGCGATGGACGCGGCGTTCTCCCACTGGGACACGGCCCAGGAGCAGGCGATCTGGAAAGCGATCACCGGCTGGCGCGGTCTGGAGATGACGGCGCTGGAGCAGGAACTGTTCACCCAGAAGACCCGGCTCAACACCGCTCAACGTGCCCTGCAGAAGAAGGTCACGAAGAAGGCGGAAAATGACGTGCGGGTGGCCACCAACAAGATCGAGCGCGCCACCCAAAAGCTGGACGACCTGCGCCGCACTGACCTCCTACCTCGCGACAGCAGGATCTTCCCGGGCATGTACGCCCCGGTGATCGTCGGCGAGGGCGGCCGGCGGGTGATCAAGCCGATGCGCTACCAGTGCAGGGTCGAGGGCTCGCCGGCCTCCTTCGACCAGAAATACCCGGGCACCTACAACGCCCGGCGCGACAGCTTGGAGAAGTTCTGGCGCGGCACCTTCGGCCGTCGCCACGGGATCCTGGTGGTGGACACCTTCTACGAGAACGTCGAGGGGCCGGAAGGGAAGAATCAGGTCATCCAGTTCACCCCGCGAACCGGCGAGCCTATGCTGGTCGCCTGCCTGTGGTCCGCGTGGTCGGACCCGAAGGGCCAGGAGCCCGATCTGCTGAGCTTCGCGGCGATCACCGATGACCCGGAGCCGGAGGTCGCCGCCGCCGGCCACGACCGGACCATCATCAACATCAAGCCCGAGCACATCGACGCCTGGCTCAACCCCGACCCGAACAACCTGGCTGCCCTGTACGCGATCTTCGACGACAAGCGGCACCCGTTCTACGAACACCGCATCGCGGCATAGGGGAAGCATGGATCAGCCCGACTCCTCAGAACTCGTGACAGCCCTGGTTGCGCTCGCCGCACGCGTCGACGCGCTGACATGGGTCTCCGGCGCGCTGCTGCGATCGCATCCGGATCCGGCCGCGGTACTGACCGCATGGCGCGACCGCCGGCTCGAGGCCGCCGACAGCGGCTTCGAGATCGAATCGCCGGAGTACCGGGACAAGTTCCTGGGTGAACTGCAGCTTTGGACGGGCACGCTCGAGGCTGAGGTTGCTCGTCGCCGGTAAAGCGGCCACCGTGGCCCGAGGTAAGTAGAACTACCGTTGCAGGCCGTCGCGGCAAGGCATCTACTGCTCCCATCTCGTGGAGACGGCCATGTCGACGCTGGTCTGGCTGGACGAATCTGCAGAGCAGGCTGCTGCTCGGTTCTGCGATTGGCTAGACCTCCACGTTTCTCCGGCAGATATGAGGCTGAGCCGAGTCGTGGTGAACTTGGGGCCTGGAATCGTGGCGACCTTCATATGCTGGTTGCCATTGCGGGGAATTAGTGTGGCTGCAGCCGGCGCATTCGCCGTAGGTCATCCAGTTTCGGCGATCAGATCAATCAGTTCCGCGGAGGTTCGTGTCGAAGTCCGCCATGTCGGCGACCCGTTAAGTTTTGCTTGGCACCGCAGCGTATTGTGACGATCACCATGGATCGTGCTCTAGCTACCGCCTTGATCGATCATCTCTGCCGCGAGTTGCCCGGCGGGTGCTCGCCGGGCACGCTCGACTTCGATTACGGCTGGTTCCGGGAGCGCGTAGCAGAAGTCGCCAGCCACTGTCGGCCGGCGGACGGGATCTATGTCTGGCAGTACGCCCTGTGGCACCTGGACCGGGCCGGGCTCATGCCGGACGGGGTTGCACCAATGTTTCACTGTTGACGGCACAAGGCGGGCGGGGCCACGCCATCTTCGAGTCCAAGCGATTCGGCTGACAGCGCAGGCCCGTGAAGGCCGCTTCATGTCAGTGGGCGCTATGGGCGTAGCATCGGACCGCCTGGCAATTTCGTTGAGTTCCGAGTGCTTCCAGGTCGGCGCCCGTTGGAGCGAAGGTGAAAAGTCCTGGTTGGTTGGAGCCACGACGCGGCCGCAATGAGGTCGTGGAGTTTCGTCGTGGGTATCTGATCCACCGGTACTGCTACTCCGACAGCACGTTGTGCGATTTTCACATCAGCGGGCCCGGACTCAGGCACGCAATTTATGACGTCGCGCCCGATCAAGTCGATGGGGTTCTCGCCGAACTGCGTCGAATGGTCGGACCTACCGGGTAGCGCCAACAGGAGTCGGCCCCTTGGGCGAGAGCGTTGTGGCTCTCCGTTCTCAGAACGCGCGACGCCTCTCAATACACTGCCCCCATGACTCTTCCTGATGGCTTTGACTGGGCCAAGGCGCACCAGTACGACCACGGCACCACGGCGCTCACGCTGGGCGACGTTGAGCTGGCGCGCATGATGGAAAAGGTGGGCGGGGAATGGTTCGTGCTGGTGGAGCGGCAGAAGATGCCGCCACCGGGAGAGACCTTCGCGCCGTTGGTGAAGAGGGACTGCAGGAGCTTCGAGCAGGGGCGCCGAGGAACCGAAATCTGGGCGAGCCGGCACGAGGCGAGAATCCGGGAAGAGGTGGCGGCGCGGATCGCGGCCAGGCCGCGCCACCTCGCCGTTCAGCGGAACTAG